CTCGAGTATATGCTCATAAGAGGGCATACGGCCACCGTTAGCTTCTGCGTAAACGCGAATTAAGTGGTAAAAAGTAATAATAATTAGAGACACTGTATTGTCCCCGGTGGTAGAATCGGAACCTGATGGGTTCCCCATGGAAAACTTGAGCATGAGTCCATCGGGAAGGCCAATGACCGGAGCCACAACGCCCTCCATAACCTTATCAAAGGCATTTTGGAGGTCGGCGACATCCTGTCCGGCAATCCCATCACGGATCTTCTGCTTCAGTTCGTCATCCACAAGGATCCCATTGTACTGTAACGAGCGCAAAACTGCGCTGAAAAGTTGGGCTCGACGAATCTCCCAAACTAAGGGGAGTAACGGGTTCTTCTTATCAAAACCGGACACATCTGCGGTGGAGTGCACTTTCTTCTGCGCGTGAAAACGCATCAGTCGATCGTATCCTCCCCTCTGCTTGACGTACCCGTACCTGCTCCAAACCGTCGCGAAATTTGCCGGATCGGAAGACAATTCTTTAAAAAGTCGATTCCATTCCTGAGTAAAAATCTTCTGGCGGCCCAGAGAGGCAATGTCAGAATAAAAGAAAGTACGGAGTTTCTGCCGGTCCTCAACGTCAAAACGTGGTAGGAACTCTTCTTTTGAACCGGCGCGAAAAACCATCGGGTGGTTCTTCTTCATCTCCGTAACCAGGCGGCTTGGGTCTGCCAAAAACTCTGCCTTGTTTTTAAAGAAATTACTGTAGGGGAAACCACAAGAGGTATCTCCATTAAACTCTAAACAGTTGGCGAGTGGATACCCGTCGAGAGGTGTTAACATCCGGCGGGTGTAGGCGACGGCTCGGTCGAGATATGCTTGATTGACCGTGCCCTGCTGTCCTGGTAATATGACGGGGGCGTCGCTTTTCTGAATCGATTTCATGAACCGAAACTTATCCTGGATCGCCGGTAGGCAATCCGCGACATCGTAAATGGAGTGCCGGCCTGTTTCATCCGCAAACTCCTTAAACAAGGGGTCTTGAACCTCAATCTCCTTAGTGACGGGCCAAAAAGTTTTAAACTTCTGGCTCCTGCCCAGCACTTGGATATGCTTGAAATTCTCCCCGTCTTTTGGGGTGGGTGGGGTTAGTAATCCGACGTCCTCACCCAGAGGATAGTCGGTGGTGTCTTTGTTTTCCCGGGACACTACCGGGTTATTTAAAAAACCTGGGGTTTGATGTAAACATTTTGCAACGTTACGGTTCTCGACCTCTCCCCCATGTTGTGGACCATTCCTGAATTGACAAAAGTGAAACAATTGGTCGACCCGCTGGAAGTACCGGTATGGACACCAACCACGTGACCGGTAGAATCACGAACAGGCGCCCCGGAAGCTCCACCATGAGTATTGCAAACGTAGTTTACTAACTGAGTGGCGGATTTCCCGGACAGGTCCGCGAAGGTCATACCTTTGCCGTGATCGTAGTCCGCGGTGGCCATATGTAC